GGCTCGGTCTCTAAGGATTGCCCACCAAATGGGACCGGGTCTAACGATGTCCATTACTACACCGACAGTTCTAACAATGCATCTTATCCCGGCGGCGCGAATGGCCCTAATCAGGACATTTGCACTATGTACAAGCCCAATTTGGCGCTTTCGAGGAGCGGTTACGGCTATCCGGAAATAGTTCCTATTCCATGGGATAATGAGGAGTTCGTCAGGCACTTGGACTCCAATTATATGGTCAACAAATGCCCGATTTCTCCCGAAATACTGCGGCGCAGTGCGGACGCTATCCTCAAGGAAATTTATGATGCGGAACTCGTTCCCGGTCTTTCTTATTCTGTAATTCCGATTGGCGATGTTCGCACGGATGGCAAGCATCCAACCGGATTTGATTTAAGGTTAGATCCTCCTGAAACTGGTTCTAGCATTCCGGTTTCCGCTCCGGATGCTCCGACTCCGGGCGCGCCGCCGCCGGATTATTTTCCTCCGCAAGGTACGCCAAATGACGGGGGATACCTCGGCGGTGATTCCGGATCGCCGCAAGCTCCTCCGGTTGACCTTTCGCATCCGGATGTGCCCGACAGCGATTGGTCTGCGCCCGAATTTGGAATGCCTGACTGGCTCCCGTCCCTTCCTTCTCTCGATGTTCCTGTATCGTCTGAATGTCCTGTGTTCGGTTTCGATGCTTTCAACCAATCCTATCGGATGGACAGTCACTGCGTTTTCATCGAGCAGAACAGGGAAACGCTCGCCATGATCATGGTAGTCGTTTTCTCTTTCGCTAGTTTCGTCGTTATTTTGAGGGCTTAACTATGTGGCTTTTGCTTCAATCATTCGGAACTTGGTTTCTGCAACACGTTCTTCGCGTTGCGGTGATTAAGTTTGCCGTGTTTACCGTTATAACTATCCTTCTCGCAGGGCTTGCCAGCTATATCTTTAACAGCTTGGTGAACATCGATCTCGAAGCGTTCCGCAATATGCTCGGCTCGCTTCCTCCCGGTCTTCTTTACTTTTTGTCAGTCTTTCAGGTTCACGTTGGCATTCCGCTAATGCTGGCCGCGTTCGTGGCTCGGTTCGCGATTCGTCGTATCCCTTTTATCGGTTAATTTAGAAAGGAAAGCTGGTGGCAATAACAGCTTACACAGGTCCGCCCGGTTCGGGCAAAAGTCACGCTCTCATGGGCGAAGTGATACTTTCTGCAGTTATGAAAGGGCGCACTGTCCTAACCAATGTCGACGGGGTGAACCCCGAAAAAGTCCGTGAGCTGGCCGCGAAAAAGATGGCGAAGCGCAAGGGGTTTGACCCTGACAAGCTCGGCTCGGTCCAGCTGTTCGACAGGGAGGATCTCAAAAAGCCGGAATTTTTTCCGACAGAGGAAACCGGGGATGCCAACACCACCATAAAAGGCGGAATGCTGGTAGCTATCGACGAATGGGCGCTTGCCTTTCCGCGTAGGGCCTCGATGCGGGCCGATCCCGTCAACGCCAATCTGGTGCCCTTCCTGCGCTGGCACAGGCATTTCGTTGATGCAGACGGGCAGTCCACCGACGTTGTGATTGCTACGCAGCTGATCAGCGATATTGACGCTTCTTACAGGGGAGTGGTCGAGCGCTCTTTCAAGTTCCAGAAGCTGTCTGCTGTCGGGCTGAACAAGGCCTATAAATACCACGTTTATGAGGGGCCGGAGCAGAAGAAAGGCACCTCTACCGCCACCAGAAACGGCACTTTCAAAAAAGAGATTTTCGCTCTTTACAAGTCCTACGATACCGACGGTGATGCGAAAGAAACCTCGACCGACTCTCGAGCTGGTTTGTTCAGCAAGGGGTTTCTTGCGCTCGGCGGCCTCGCTCTCTGTGCGATCGGCTTCGGGCTTTATAGTGCTTTCGGTTTCTTCTCGACTGGGGCCGAACCTGATCAAGGCCCGCAAGCTGCACAGCCCTATGCCGCTTCAGGGCTTCCTCAAAATGCTGCGCCCGGTGAGGCTGAAATTTACGCGGAGTACATGCCCGCTAACAGCCCGTTTCGCATCGTTGGGACGATTGCGGGCGACGGTGCGCCTCTTGTCGTGATCGCCGACGATAACGGCACCACGCGCTTAGAACCCTACCACAAGTTCGAGTTTCGCGATGATCGGCCAATCTCGGGCATTGTTGATGGCCAGCGCGTCGTTGCGTCGGACAGGATCGTGGTCAGCGGGCAGCAGGATGTGGAGTTTTAACCTATGCGATTGGCAATTGTCGCTTCGTCTGCCGCCTTGCTCTGCTCGGCGGCGTTTCCCTTTTCATCTGTGGCCGCGCAATCGAACGTGGTCCCTGCTGGCGTGGTCGAAACGCCCGTCCGCGTCCAGCTCGATGCGATGCCCACTGGCTCGCTCGTCTCGATGCTCATGCGTGATGTGATGAAAGTTCCGTATGTCATAAGCTCGGAAGTGCTTACTGATCGCAAGCCAGTGTCGGTCAATCTGGTAATGCCTCGGCGCGAAATTCCGAAACAAGTCTTCGCCTTCCTTCGCGGCATTGGTCTCAAGGTCGAGCTGGTCGGCGGCACCGTCTATGTGTCGCGCTCGCAGTTCGGGCGCGGGGGCAATACCTTTCTACCAGGGCAAATTCCGTCGGCCGATTTGGCTGATCCGCGCTTCGCTCCAGCTTCGTCCAATCCCGGTGGTGCTGTGTTGCCCGGTCAGGTGTCCGTCGCCTCTCCTGCTCTTGCTGGCTCTGCCTCTCCGGTTGCAGGGTTCGCGCCGGCTGCGAGTGCTGACGCGCCTGCGCCTGTTGTCGCCATAATACGGCCAGCTCACCGTGAACCTGTCGAGTTTGTCGATGTGCTGCAAACCGTCCTGCCTGACATCAACGTGGCTGCGCGGGAAACCTCTGAGCCGAATGGGGCGGAAATTTCTCCTGCGAATGCGCCTGACAGGCTCGTTCTTTCGGGGCGTGAAGACCTCGTTTTGCGCGCCCTCGATGTTGTCAAGGCTATGGACAGGCCGCGGGCCTCGGTCGTTATCTCTGCGGTGATTTTCGAGCTGAGCGAAACGTCCACTCGCAACACGGCGTTGTCTGTCTTCGCTGATCTGTTCGGCGGTAGGATCGGCGGCGACTCTCTAACTGCTGAGCCGATTGGGTCGCAAGCTGTCTCGATTGCTGTGGGTGGCCTTCGGGCCATATTGTCGGCTGTTCGCGAAGATGGGCGCTTCACTGTCGTTGCTGAGCCTCAAGTGCGGGTGCAATCCGGGTCCGTCGCAACCATCAATGCCGGGGCCGACGTTCCGACGCTCGGCGCTGTCTCATATACCGATAGCGGGCAACCAATCCGGTCCGTGGTCTATCGGCAATCTGGTGTCACCCTTACCGTTCGCCCTGTCGTGATGGGCGAAGAAGTCCAGCTTTCAGTTCAACAGGAAAGGTCAAGCTTTGTCAGAACCAATACAGGCGTCGAGGATAGTCCTACTCTCAATCAAACGTCCGTTTCGTCGCAATTCGGTCTCAAGTCCGGTGAAACGTTGCTCCTTGCGGGATTGGACGAACGCAGCACCTCGAAAACCAATGCGGGATTGTTAGGCGGCCTGTTAGGGGCCAAGGGAAGCGAAAAGCGAGAAAGTCAGCTCCTACTCCTGCTGCAAGCCGAAATCGTGCCGCATGGGCCGTTAAAAGCGCTTACAGCGCAAATTGTCGGGGCGTCGGAAGCTGCGTTGCAAGAAGAAAATGAGAAATCGGATATTTGAGGGGGCGGAAATGGGCGAACAATTCAATCTGTTCGGGTTCGGGCCGTTGGAGGAGTGGGCGCTAATGCGTCCAGACCAGCCTTTGCATGAGCTCCACTGGCACGACGGGAAGGTTTATACGGCAAATAACTGCTCTAATCCGCAATGTGTGGATGCGCGGCGGTCCCGTGTGCTGTCAGGGGTGCAAAGCCCCGGAGTGACGACGCAACGCAGCGAGCGTAGCGAGCGAGGCCGGAAGGAAAGGAGGGGCGAACCCCCCCTTACTAATAGGGGGGTCCGGAAGGAACAGGGGAGGAACAAGGCAAAGTGAGTGGGTCGGGCTTAATTCACCGTTTCGACTGGTATCAAGCAACAGTCCCCTGCATGCCAGCGGCGCTTTATATGATGCTCCAGCGTGGGCTTCCGGACGAAATAACCCCCATCATTGGAAAGGGCCTCAACAGCTTCAAAGAGCGTACCGATTACACCGATCTTGCCACAGGCGAGATTTACGCAACTGTCATGCATGGCGGGGTTAACCCGCATCCCAATATCACAGGCAAGGGCGACCACGGCCATCAGCTCGCACACTGGCTGCGCGGTGAATTTCCGGAACATCGCGTTTCGCGTGCTGATATCTGCATTGATTTCGCAGGGCCTGACGCGTTCGCGCAAACCTGTGAGATTATGTCTGCGGTGGGGGAGTATTACCACGTTAGCGGCGAAAGGATCGTCCCGGAACGCTCTGACGATGGCTCGACGCACTACCTCGGCAGTCGGGCAAGCCCTCTTCGGGTCAGGTGCTATGAGAAGGGCAAACAGCTCTACAAAATGACAGGTGATGTGCTATGGCGGGAACACTTCGACTGGACGCGCCTTGAGTTGCAGGTGAGGCCGCAGAAGAAATTCAAGAGTGAAGCCGCTCTGTTAGCGCCAGAGGAATTTTGGGGCTGCTCGCGGTGGACACAGCAACTAGCAAGGCAAGCTCTCGCACTGGATGTTGAAGCCGTGGACATGAAACCGACACCGATAGCTGACCGCGAGAGGGCAATGCGCTTTCTCGTCCATCAGTACGGCAACACAATCGAGCAACAGGTGAAGCACTTGGGGTCGTGGCAAGCGTTCTGCGACGATCTGCGCAAGCGGTTGGAGGGTCGGAACATCGCAGAGGGCGGCGACGATCTGGGGCCGCTGCGTAAAGCTGGCTCGCTTTTCGATGACGAGTAAATAAAAACAAAATTGTCGTGCGGTAGCACGGCGCCAAGCCGAGTGTGGAGAGTTTGGACGGGGAGCCGCTTTAGCCGTGGTTTTCCGTCCTTTTCGTATGCGAAGCCGCCCCCACGCCAAGCAAAAATCCTGCCCTCTCGTTTAATAGTTAACGGGGGTTGACGGGCGATAAAGTGCAACATATTCCAGACGAACCGCTAACGTTGGCGGGAACCTTTTGAAAGGTAATGGCAATATGTTAACCGTTTTTATCGAGATCGGAACCGATCCTGTCACTCCCGGCCAGAGCGGTACAACCGCCGCTGGGAAGCCGTACAGCATCCCCGACAAGCAAAAGGCCTACGCTCACGTTGGCCTTACCTATCCTGTCCCCTTTGAAGTCCCTGTTCCGCAGGAAGGTCAGTATCCCGCAGGCAATTATTTGCTCGGGGGTGATTGCATCAAGCTGGCCAAGTATGGCCTTGAAATCGACGATAGGGCGCTAAAGCTCGTCCCGGTCTCTGACGCCATCGCAGAATTGCAGCGTTTGGCTGCTCCTGCTTCGGACGCTGGCAAGAAGTAATGTCGCGTCTCGTCGTTGAGTGTGTTCCAGCGCAAGACGGCGTGCCGGTCCATCCTTGTGGGACGTTCGGCGGCGTGGCGACCTCGCCCGTAGTCATTGAGCGGGATGGGCCGGAAACATACGATTTCACGAATTCACCTGCGATCTACGCTTGGGGCCTCGGTATGGTCCTTGGCCTCTGGCTTGTCGGCTTAGTTGTTGGTCACATTCTAAGGATTATCCGTTTAGTGTGACCGTTCGGTTTCCGTCCTGCGGGTCGGATTGTTGGGGGGCCTTCCCTCGTTTTGGAGAAGTGAACAATGAAGAATACCCGTACTTTCGCAGCTCGTGCTGCCGCTGTGTCCCTCGCTGCTGGCTCGGCTCTCGTTGCCACCTCGGCAAGTGCACAGGCTGCTGGCCCTGACTTTACGACCCTCACGGGCGCTATCGACCTGACCAGCACGCAGGAAGCAATCCTATCGGTCGGCGCTGTCGCAATCGGGCTCGCTGTCGTGGTCTTGGGTGTCCGCAAGATCATGCAAATGGTTCGGGGCGCATAATTGCCACGTCCTGACGGGGGGAGGGTGGCTTGCGCTGCCCTCCCCTTTGTCGTGTCTGGGGGAGATTAAATCGTGGCGCAGCTGATCGTTGACCTCGGTGTTTTGCTTGTAAGTCTCGCTGGGGCGTCTGCGTTCGTCCGTGGCGTTTCGGAGGGGAACAAATGATTAAGAAAAACCGAATTCTAACAGGGTTTTTCGTCGGGGTCGCTTTGACCGCTACGGCGGCGGCCAATGCTCAAACGTCGCAGACTGGCGACCCTTTCCAAGGCTCGCTTGCTGCTACTATTGCAACGTATCTCAACAGGACCGGGCAGGGATCGCTTACGCCCCAAGTTCTCTCATTTCTGCCGCAGGCCACCGTTTATGCTGCTTATAATAGATCAGAGTCTAAGCATTGGATCATATGGCTAATGAAAGCTGGCAAAAAACGCGGGTGGTTTCCGATGAATGCCTTTTATGGCTATCCGCAAGACCCATTACCGGAGAGCGAAAATTGTTGGGACGGCCATTATTGCCGCGATAATGGAGGGTTCGTCGGCGGGCGGGTGGGCGACAAAGAGTGTGACGAGTTGACCTTTGCCCTTGACATTGCTGGCAATGTTCTCGTGCCCTCTATCCCTCTCCTGACGGGGGGGCCTATCAGTCGCGCAAAGGGGACCAAAACCTATTATTCGTTGTCGTTTCCGGGGCCGAACTGGCACACTGCTGATAGCGCTCTAGCCATTGCTCTTTGGACTGCTCACAACATCAATCAGGGCAAGCCAAAACACCTTTGGTATGGCGGTTATAAACTGCGCGGTGCGAGCAGCGATGTGCCAGACGTTTCCACCTCAAGGCAGGCGTACCGTGATCCTCTAAGCGGGAACATTATCCCTGCGCATTTCGACCGGATCGCAACCGACCGTAATCAATTTCACTGGCTC